GTTGACCCAGAAGATTGCCAAGCCGGGCCGCTGCGGATGGAGTTGGTTTGCAAGATGGCGTTCGCCTGGGCTGATGCCATGCTGGCGGCTCGCCGCTGAAGTGCGCTCTTGCGGCGATGTCGTGCCGCGCCCACTGCAAGGATTGCTGCCCCCATGCCTAGCCTAGAAGCACAGGAGATCCCCTATGCCCGACGCCATTCTGTTTCGTAAGTGCCGAGATCTCGACATCACACTGCACACGGCCACGAGCCTGGCCACCACGCTCGATATGCGTGACGTTGCTGGGGCTGTGCTCTCAATCGGCACGATCAGCACCAGCGCCACCGCGCTCCAGATGTGGACCGGGCCAACGCCTACGGGTGCGTTCCGCCGGCTCTACAAGTCGGATGGCAGCGTGGCGGATCTGACCCTGGCCCCCTCGAGCACGGAAGGCCGGGCGTATAGCCTGCCGGATGAAGTGTTCGGCACGGAGTTCTTGAAGGTCGTGAGCGCAACCACGAACAGCACGGGCACGGTTGGGTTCGTGATGTTCAAGTCCTGAGCCATGCCCGCACGCATACCAGCCTTCAGGCCCCCACGGCTCATGACGGCGGCAAGGCGTGATGAGTCTGGCAGGCCCAACGCAGCTGCCAGAGGCTACTGCGACAAAGCCCACAAACTGTGGCGTCAGGCTGTGCTCAACAGGTGCAACTGGCAATGCGTTGATTGCAAGCGTGTGGCACACGGCAGAGAAATGCACGCGGACCACGTCCTGCCCATCAGCCAAGGTGGGGCACGGTATGACGTGGCGAATGGTGAGGCCAGGTGCGTGCGATGCCACAGCAGGAAGACGGCAAAGGAAAACGCCGCAAAATGCGACAGTGGGAGGGGCGGTTTGGATCATAGGGGCCTGTGCTGACACAAACCACCCGGTTGCGGCACGCACGCGTGGCCGAAATAAACGGCCCCTGTGAACCGCCCCGGCCCGCCTGCCGGCTCCGCTAATTGTCAGGCTATCTCGCAGCCTCTTCCGATTGGCTGCCGTGGTAGCGAATGCAGCGCGCTTTAGCGCGTAAATGCTCGCCACTGAAAATGCGTTTCGCATCATTTTTTCAGGCACAAAACGCACGCTGGGGGCATTGCAAAACCGATGAGTACATGCCTACGATTGGGCACCACTCAGGAGCTCTTGCATGTCGATCGCTGCGGCTTGTGATGCTGACATTGTTGCCCTTCTCGAGCACGGCGCGGCGTGCGTGAAAGTCGGTCGCCGCAGCAAGCGACCGCTGGGTGTTGCGTGGCATGAGTCGGCAGCTACTGGCCACGACGTGATCTCCAAGTGGATAGAGGACGGCTACAACGTCGGCATCTTGCTGGGCCATGGCGGGCTCGTTGACGTTGAGTATGACGATGCAGAGGGCCGCCGCCTGGTGAAGCAGCTTGGCCTGCTGGATGCGGCCACTCCGACATACACAAGCGGGCGCGGCGAGCACCGGCTTTTCCGCTTGGCCGACGCTATCCCAGAGTGCGGATGGCGAAAGATCGGCGGATATGAGGTGCGCTTCGGCGGGCTTCCGGCTCAGTCAGTGCTGCCGCCATCTCGACATCCAGATGGGCGGTGGTACTCATGGACAAAGTCGCCACGGCACTTTTCGCCTGCAGTCATCACGCTGGCCCAACTTGGCATGGAGGATTGCTGATGCCCGTGCTACTTGCGAAGAACTGGGCCGGATCCGATCCGGCGGGCTGGTGGATGAGCGAGAAGCTTGACGGCGTGCGCGCCGTGTGGGATTGCCGCACGCTCTCGACGCGCACGGGCCAGAAGATCAACGCCCCGCAGTGGTTCCTTGATGCCATGCCGTCAGCCGAGCCGCTGGATGGCGAACTGTGGATCGGCCGGGGGCAGTTTCAGCAGACGGTCGGAGTTGTGCGGTCGCACGGCGGTGGCGATGCGTGGCGACCCATTCGGTTTGCTGCGTTCGATGCACCGATGGCCCTCGGCGGGTTTGAGGATCGGCAGGCGGCGCTCATCGACGCGGTTGGCAATGGCGGTTCTGTGTTCGCTTTGCCGCAGTGGCGATGCGAGAGCCAAGGCCACATGCTCGAGGAGCTCGCCCGCGTGGAGGCCGAAGGCGGCGAAGGGCTCATGCTCCGCGAGCCGGGCAGCCGCTACGAGCGGAAGCGCAGCGGCACGCTCCTGAAGGTGAAGACGTTTCAGGATGCCGAGGCCACGGTGGTCGGCTATGAGTCGGGCACGGGTCGCAACGCCTGCTGCGTCGGTGCCCTGGTGGCACAACTGCAAGACGGTACGGAGTTTCGCATATCGTCAGGGCTGACGGACGTGCTGCGGCGCGATCCGCCGAAGATCGGCACGCTGGTGACGTTTAAGTTTCAGGAGCTCACAGACGGCGGCGTGCCGCGTTTCCCGTCGTTCCTCCGAGTGGCGTAATGGGCAAAGGCAGGAAGCCGGTAGCCAAGGCGATCTTGAGCCTCCGGGGCTCGCGTATTCGCGGGCCACACAAGACCGGCATCGACGCGCCGCCTGGCATCCCAGAGCCGCCGTCGTACCTGTGCGACATTGGGCGGGCAGAGTGGAATCGGATCGTGCCAATGCTTGAGGCGTCACGGGTTATGAGCCTTCGGCACCAGCACACGCTTGCAGCGTACTGTGACGCCTTGGCCGACATGGTAAAAGCCGAGACAGAACTGAAGCAGCACGGGGCCACGTTCATGGATGACAAGGGCCGCGTGATGAATCACCCGGCGTGGTATCGGAAAAAGGATTCCCGCCTGCACATGCTGCGATTTGCGGAGCAGTTCGGCCTGACTGCGTCTGCCCTGGCCAGAGTGAACGCCGTTGAGCACACGACAGCCGAAGACGAAGAAGACCGCCTTATGTTCGGTTGAGAAGCCGTGCGGAAAATGCGCCTCGTGCATTGCTGTGCGGTTCTTCGAAAAGCACCTGACGCACGCCAAGGGCGAGCTGGGCGGCAAGCAATTCCTGCTTGAACCTTGGCAGCGAGGCTACATTCGGGCGTTGTTCGCCGAAGACAACGGCAAGCGTAAGGTGAGAACGAGCCTGCTTGCGCTTCCTCGCAAAAATGGAAAATCTACGCTAGCGGCGGGAATCGCTTTAAGGTGCCTGCTGGAGCAGGAGCCAGGCTGCGAAGTCTACTCGTGCGCAGCCTCAAGAGATCAGGCCAGGCTGGTCTTCGATACCGCACGGATTGCGGTCGAGCAATCTCCGACTTTGCGACAGCAGTTGAAGGTCTACCGCAGCGCTATCGTGCGAGAGTCTACGCACGCCACGTACAAGGCACTTTCTGCCGAGGCTGGAATCCAGCACGGGCTCTCACCTCATGCTGTGATTTTTGACGAGCTGCACGTGAGTACCAGAGAGATGTGGGATGTGATGCTCTCTGGCCAGGGAGCGCGCCGCAGCCCTCTTACGGTGGCACTGACCACTGCGGGCTCTGACAGAAAGAGCGTTTGCTGGGAGGTCTGGAAATACGCGGAAGCCGTTGCAAGCGGTGCCGTCAAAGACGATACATTTTTGCCAATGATTTATGCCGCTGCCCCCGAGGATGATTGGCGGGATGAAAAGACGTGGTCAAAAGCAAACCCGAATCTTGGCGTCAGCATCAAGCTCGACTTCCTCCGCAGCGAGTGCCAGCGGGCTGTCGAGATGCCGACATACGAGAACACTTTCAAGCAACTGTATTTAAACTGCTGGACCGAGCAGGATACGCGCTGGATCAGCATGCAGAACTGGGCGAAGGGCAACAGCCCCTGCCCCGTCGACCTCGCGGGCCGCGAGTGCTTCGCCGGGCTTGATCTTGCCACGACATTCGACACTACGGCATTCGTTCTGCTGTTCCCACTAGACGATGGCACGTATTGGGTGCAACCGCATTTCTGGATTCCAGAAGAGAACCTGCAGCAACGTGTGCGGCGCGACAAGGTGCCTTATGACGTGTGGCAGCGGAAGGGGCTGCTAAACGTCACGCAAGGCAATGTCACTGATTACTCCCAGGTGCGAAACGACATCCTGGCCATAGCAAAGAAATACACGATTCGCAGCATTGCAGTGGATCGCTGGAACTCCACGCACCTGACGCAATTACTGCAAGAGGATGGGCTTCCGGTCGTAGGGTTTGGGCAGGGCTACGGCTCTATGTCAGCGCCTGCTCGCCAGATTGAGGCGTGGATTGTCGGCGGCTTTTTGCTGCACGGTGGTCACGAGGTGCTGACGTGGCAGGCCGGAAATGTCGCCATTCAGACAGACGGGCAAAACATCAAGCCGAGCAAGCAGAGAAGTCACGAGCGGATTGACGGGATCGTGGCGCTGACGATGGCAGCAGGCATGCACGCAACGGCATCCACGCCACAATCTAACTGGGACATCATCAGCATATGAGCGAACACGCCGCCGCCGACTTCAAGATGTTCGACCTGCGCGGCATCGACTGGCCCGAGGTGTCATCGTCTCGCACGCCTTCAGGCATCCGGGTCAACGCCGACAACTCGATGGCGTGCTCTGCGTACACGGCCTGCATTCGCGTCATATCGGATGCGGTATCAGCCCTGCCGCTCCACGTCTATGAGCGGATGGCGAACGGCGGCAAGCAAAAGGCCACGAGCCACCCGGTCTATCGCCTGCTCCACCAGCAGCCCAACCCGTGGCAGACTGCCCAAGAGTTCCGCGATTGGATGACCGGCATGTACCTGCACTACGGCGCGAGCTACGCCGAGATTCGCCCAGGTGCTCGAGGTGCCGTGTCGGAGCTGTGGCCCCTGCACTCCAGCCGCATGGAAGTCGATCGGCTCTCTGACGGCACGCTGCGGTATCGCTACCGCGAGCCTAGCGGGCGCGAGACGATCTATCCCCAAGAGCAGATTTTCGCCCTGCGGTTCACCACGGAAGACGGCATCAAGGCGATCCCGACCTACAAGATTTTCCAGAACGCCATCGGCCTGGCCCAAGCGTTGGAGGCTCACGGGTCCACGTACTTCGGCAACGGTGCCCGGCCTGGCATCGTGCTGGAGTCAGAGAACCCGATCCCGGTGGAGGCTGCCGAGCGGCTGCGTGAGCAGTGGGAGCGGATGCACCGGGGCGCGGATCGTGCCTTCCGCACGGCAGTTCTGCCGAACGGCGTGAAGGCCCACGAGCTGAGCGGCAGCAATGAGGCGGCCCAGTTCCTAGAGACGCGGCAGTACCAGGTCATCGAGATCTGCCGAGCGTTCCGGGTGCCGCCCCACATGATCCAAGACCTGACTCGCTCGACCTACTCAAACATCGAAGTGCAGGGCACGGAGTTCGTCCAGCATTGCCTGCTGCCGCACCTGAAACGATGGGAAGCCGCCATCAGCCGCGATCTGATCGTGGACGATGAGACGTACTTCGCCGAGCACAGCGTCTCGGGCCTGCTGCGTGGCGACCACGCGAGCCGGTCGGCCTACTACGTCTCTGCCCTGCAGAACGGGTGGATGACGATCAACGAGATCCGCGAGCTCGAGAACCTGAACCCGATCGGGCCGGAAGGCGACAAGCATTTTGTGCAGCTGAACATGACAACGCTGGATCAGATGGGCCAGCAGCCGCCGGCACCAGAGCCGATGCCCGAGCAGCCCGCCGAAGTAGAAGACAGCCCGGCCGATGACGCCGGGGACCAGGCCGAACAGGAGGAGTACACCAATGGAAATTGAACGCCGCGATTTCGCCTTCGAGGAAGAGAACGAGCTGATCGTGGAAAGCCGGGCCGATGGCCGGGCCGCCATCATCGGATACGCCGCCGTGTACAACCGGCTTTCCCTCGACCTCGGCGGGTTCCGCGAAGAGATCCTGCCGGGTGCGTTCGACAAGATTCTGAACCGCCAGCGTGGCAAGGGCGACGTGGTGGCGCTGTTCAACCACGATAGCAACATCGTGCTGGGCCGTTCCTCGTCTGGCACGCTGGAACTCTCGTCAGACGAGAAGGGCCTGAAGTACGTGGTGACGCCGCCCGTCAGCCGGGCCGACGTGCTCGAGCTGATCCAGCGGCGCGACGTGCGGGGCTCGTCGTTCGCCTTCACGGTGGAGCCCAAGAACGAATCCTTCCTCACTGGCGAGGACGGCAAGGCCATCCGCCAGATCCGCGAGGTTTCGGGCCTCTACGACGTGGGGCCGGTGCTCAACCCGGCATACCCTTCCACGTCTGCATCCGTTGCCATGCGTTCTTACGAAGCCTGGCTGGCAACGCAGACGCAGCCCGAGGCTGTGGCCGCTGAGATCGTGAAGCGTTCGCTGGTCCGTGACGCAGCTGCTGCGTGGGCTCTGAGGCTTCGCCGTGTCTGAAGCACGCTGCACTTGCGGCGAGAAACTCCGGTGCCGCTCAAGCCGTCCATGTGGTGACGAACGGCAGCGGTATCTGCGTTGCCCGAGGTGCGGGGCTCGCGCGGTGGCGTTTGTAAAAACAACACTTTCCGAAGTGCGGTTCTGCAAGAGAGCCACGCGATAGTGGCAGAGTGGACTCCATCGGCAATACCGCCGCAGGAGTCTCACCGAACATGGACAATCTCAAGAAGCTTCAGGACGAGGCGGCAACCCTTGCCAACCGGATCGACGCCGTGCGTGCGATCGAAGGCGACGAGGACAAGGTTGCGGAGCGCGATCTCGAGCTGGAAACGCTGACCAAGCGGGCCGGCGACCTCGCCAAGAAGATCGACTTTGAGAAGTCGGTCTCCGAGTCGGCTGCCAATCTCCGCAGCGTGGTCGAGCGTTGCTCGCCGGCTCCCGAGGTGCGTGCCGAAGAGCCTAAGACCCGGATCGAGGCGGTTCCGTTCTCGGGCCGGCTCCGTGCGTTCGAAAACGCCAAGGATGCCTACTCGGTGGGCATGTGGTTCAAGAGCAAGAGCGGCGACGCCGAAGCCAAGCGGTGGTGTCAGGATCACGGCGTCGAGGCTCGTGCTCAGGGTTCGACCGGCAGCACCACTGGTTCGGCCTTCGTGCCCGATGTGCTCTCCTCGACCGTCATCCGGCTCGTGGATGAGTACTCGGCATTCGCTCAGAACGCCACCAACGTGGTGATGCCGAGCGACGTTCTCCTGTTCCCGCGTCGGACTGCCGGTGCCACCGCGTACTGGATCGACGAAAACGTGGCGATCACTCCCAGCGATCCCACCAGCAATCAGGTGACGCTGACGGCGAAGAAGGTCACGGGTGCGGTGACGATTGCGAGCGAGCTCCTTCAGGACTCGGTCGTGTCGATCGCTGACTGGATCGCCGCTGAACTGGCTTTGACGCTTGGCAACGCGGTTGAGGAGGCTGCGTGGAGCGGCAACCCCAGCAATGCCCCGGCTGTTGCTGGTCTTGTGACCACCCACACGGGCGGCCTGCTGGCTGGTGCTGGTGCCACCTACGCCGCGTCACTTGTGACGGCTGCAGGTGACACGCCTGACGAGGTGACGAAGGCGAACCTGCTGGCCATGATGGCTAAGGTTCCGCAGCACTCGCGTCAGGGTGCCAAGTGGTTCTGCTCGCCGTTCTTCTTTGCGTCCTGCATGCAGTCGCTCGATCTCGCCCAGGGCGGTTCGGTCGGACTCTCGCAGGGCATGGGCCTCACCTTCCTCGGCAGCCCGGTGGTTCTCACCGATCGCCTGCCGAGCGGGTCGGATTCCTCGGGTGTCATCATGGCGCTGTACGGCAACATGGCCAACAGCTCCTACTACGGCATCCGCCAGGCCATCGAGATCGCCAGCTCGGATCAGGTGAATTTCCTGTCGGATCAGACCGTGATCCGTGCGGTGGCTCGCGTGGCGATCAACCACGCCAACCTCGGCAGCTCGACGGTCGCCGGCCCGATCATCGGCCTGGTCGGTGCGGCCTAAGCCTGACGCCTTGACTCGTGTGCGACTCTGAGCGGGCGGCTTCCAAGCGGGGGCCGCCCGCTCTCTTTTGGAGTCACGCATGATCGTGCGAGTTGGTGGCACCGAGGCCGACATTCGCGTTGAAGCCATCCTGTCGATGCCCAGGCTCTCGTTTACGGCCAACCACTTCGCTTGGGCTCAGGCGCTCATGCCGCTAGGGATTCGCCCCACGATGGGCACTGGTGCGTTCTGGGACCAGGTGAACACGCGGGTCATGGAACAATTCATCGACAAGGCCGAGTACCTGCTGACCATCGACTACGACACGTTTTTCACGAAGGAAGACGTTGAGCACCTTTTCGCCATGGCGATGACGTTCCAGTGTGACGCCATCACTGGGCTGCAGACGAAGCGGGAAGACGGCCGCCCGATGCTCACGCTGAAGGGCACGCTGGACAATCCGCCCGAGGGCGGCACCACAAGCCTGCCTGCGTCGTGGTTCGCCGAGCCTGTGCAGGAAGTAGACACGGCCCATTTCGGGCTTACCGTCATCAGCACGGCCGCCCTGAAGCGTGCAAAAAAACCGTGGTTCTGGAGCAAGCCGGGACCAGACGGCGCGTGGAACGACGGCCGTGTCGATCCCGACATTTACTTCTGGCGGAACTGGCGCGATAGCGGGAACCGTGTGTTCGTCACGCCCCGCGTGGTTCTCGGCCACGGCGAGTACGTGGTGACGTGGCCTGGCCGGGATCTCGGCAAGCCTGTTTTCCAGTGGACTACGGATTTCACGAACACGAGCAAAAAGCCCGAAACTGCATGGAGTGTGCCGCAATGAGGAAAATCACATTTACCCGCGCGTGGCGGGGCTACCGCAAGGGGCAGACTGTTGAGATTTCCGGTGGCCTGGCCACGCAGCTGCTCGCCCAGCGCGTGGCGGTTGAGGACACGCAGGGCCAACTGATCGAGACGGCAGCCGTCGAGCACGAAGCCGAAACGGCCGACGCCACACCCAGGAAACGCCGCCGTGCAATATCGAAGCCTGACTCGCCAGACCGCACCAGCCGTTGAGCCTGTGACGCTCGCAGATGCCAAGGCCCACCTGCGGGTTGATACGGCCACGGACGACGCCTACATCGGGTCGCTTATCACGGCGGCCCGCGAGTGGGTCGAGCAGTATCTGGACCGCACGCTGGTGCATACGCAGTGGGTGATGCGGTTCGACAAGTTCCCGCCTGACGGCACGCACGACATCGAGCTGCCACGCCCGCCGATGGCAACGGCTGGCACGACCACGGCGGTGGCCCTGACGTTCACCTTCGAGAACGGCACCACGGCGACCTACTCGACGGCCAGCTACCGCGTGGACCGGGACGGCGTGCCGGGCACCGTGAAGACTTTGTACGGCCAGACGTGGCCGCCGCACCTACAGGACGATAACGCCATTAGCGTCACGTGGTGGGGCGGCTACGGCGCGAGCGGCACGAGTGTGCCGGCTGCGATCCGGCACGCCATGCTGATGCTCGTGGCGCACTGGTACGAGTATCGTGGTGCCGTGCTCACTGGAACGATCTCAAAAGAAATTGAGTTTGCAGTGAAATCCCTGCTCGACTCACAACGCTGGGGCTCTTACCGATGAGCAACGTATCCGGCACGATTTCCGTAAACGTCGAGTTCCGCGACACGACCACGTCTAGCGGCGTGCAGTCGCTCAAGACCGTCACGCTGCGTGAGGCTACGGAGTACACGACAGGCAAGGTGGCGATCGTGACAGGGACTGTAGGCACTGCGACAATCCAAGTTAATCCAGCTAATCTTGGGTACAAAAATTCAACCGGAAACGCTGTTCAATTCACAAGCGTGCAGAGGATTGCGTTTGTGTCCACTGGCGATAGCACCAAGTGTTTTTTTGACGATGTATCCTTTGAATCATCAAATGGCTTGGCGGCAATTTGTAACGGAAGACAGGACGAAATAATTAACATTGAAACACGGTCTGGCACAGCCTCGTACACCATTGTTCTCTACGGCACATGATTGACCCCGGCAAACTCCGCGAGCGGGTGACGGTGCAGCAGGCTGCGTCCACACGCAACAGCCTGGGCGAGTCGGTGCTGTCTTGGAGCGATTGGCAGACGGTCTGGGCCAGCGTTGAAGGCGTCTCGGCCCGCGAATCGCTGACGGCCGGCCAGCAAGAAACGACCATAAGCCATCGGGTGCGTCTGCGTTACCTGCCGGGCCTGTCATCCAACATGCGGTTCTCGTGGCGGTCCCGCACGCTGGATATTGTCAGCCTGCTCGAGCACGGCAACCGCAGCGAGCACGAAGCCATCTGTCAGGAGCAGCTGCCCTAATGGCCATGTTTGCCGGAGAGCCGCTGATCAAGCTGGCCGTGGGCCGTGGCAAGGCGGCAAAGGCGTTGTATTCGCTCGCGCCGCTTGATGACGTTGTGGACGAACTAAAGAAGCTGCCGGCCGACATCTCCAACAGATACCAGCGCAGGGCACTGAAGAAGGCGGCCCAGCCAGGCAAGGCTGCCCTGGAAGCCAACGTGCGAGCCATCGGCCAGGTTACGGGCAACCTTCTGGCGAGCATTACAGAGCGAGGCAAGAGCTACACAAACAACAAGTTTCGCGTGCCCGTGTCGGTGATCGTCATCGGCTTTCGCCGCCCAGTTGGTGGCGGTGCTCAACGGACAGCCGAGACGGCATTCGGCGGCTCTGTGATGAAGGGTCCGAACCGGGCCTATCACTCGCACCTTGTCGAGTTTGGAACGAAGGGCCGCCGTACACCAGGCAAGAGCCGAGTGGTGAAGCGTCGCCGCGTGATTCTCGACGGGCGGATCATCACGCAGCGGGAACGTCGAAAAGAGCAGGCCCAGAACAATCCACGGCAGATTCTTTCTTCGTGGAACTACCGTCGCGGCAAAGGCTCGTGGCAGGGCCGCTATCCGATCGACTTCATTGCAAGCGGCTCGGTGGCACCGATGCCCGCCCTGCGTCCGCTCGAGCGTGCGTTTCAGCAATCGCGTGGTGCGATGAAAAGCATTCTCGACGTGGAAATGCGGAAATCGCTTTCGGCGGCATTGCGGGCCTTTGAACGCAGGAACAAGGCAGGCGACAAATGAAAAGCCCCGAAGCCGTTCTCCGTAATGCACTCGTGACCACGACGGCCGTATCGTCCGTGGTGTCGAACCGCGTGTATCCGCTGCTTGCCCCGCAGGCCGCGCCGCTGCCCTTTATCACCTACCGCCGCACGGGCATCCGCCGGATGCAGACGCTGGGCGCGCCGATGGGTGTGCCGCAGGTGAGCGTGGATTTCGATGTGTACGCCACGACCTACGAAGGGGCTCGCGACCTAGCCGACCGCTGCCGCTCCGTTCTGGATGGGTACGGGGGAACCTTCGACAATACGGTGGTACAGCAGACTTCGCTCGAAAACGAGCAAGACGATTTCGTGCAGCTGGCCGGGGCGGACATGCCGCCTGTGTACAGCGTGAAACTTTCCTTCGACATCTGGTGGCAGGAGACATAGGCACATGAGCACCCCGCATGCCGGCTCGGGCACGACGTTTTCCTTCGGTGGCACCAACTTCACCGTTACGAACATCGTGTACACGCTGACCGATGTGAATGCAGCCGACACGATCGACATCAGCCACCTTGGGCAGTCGGCGGGTTCTGCGGTGCTCACGCTCGACCGTCCGCTAACGGGTGCCGCAAACGACACGGGCCGCGAGGTGCAGATCGACTACATCGGCTCGTCGGTCATCAACGACGGTTCCACTGGCACGCTGGCGATCACTGGCGGCATCAGCCTGTCGAAGTCCGCGACCGTCTCGAGCTCGTCAGTGACGCTCGCCGTGAACGACGTGATCCGGGGCTCGGCCACCTTCCGCGTGGCTCGCTAACGCACGGGAGGTTTTCCCGTGGCCACGTATAGCACCGGCGTAGCAGTGACCTGGAACGGCATAGCGTTTCAGGAAATCACTGGCCTTTCTTGGACATACGGCGGCGGCCCGTCGAAGGGCCGCAGCGTTGCCTGGACTGACGACGCAGGCAGCGTCTCCATTGAGTGCCTAGGCAGCAACAACACAGGCGTTGCCAATTACGGCGTGCGGGCCACGCTCACGATCTCGGGTGGCGGCCAATCCTTGACGAACCAGGCAGTATGGGAGTCGCTCAGCGTGGCGAACGAAGTGAACGGCGTTACCCGCTACACCGTCACGCTGAAACTCTTGGACAACTGATATGGCACTGACACGCGAACAGATCGACCAGGCGGACGACACCAAGATCACGAAGGTGCAGGCCTTCGGTGGCGAAGTGTGCATCCGCCTTATGAGCGTAGGCGAACGAGACTCCTACGAGCTAAAGCTGGTGGAGGCCGGCGGCAAGGCGATCCCCGACTTTCGCTCCGAGCTCTTGAGCCGCACGCTGTGCGACGAGAAGGGCAACCTGCTCTATGCAGGCGAAGAAGGCGTGGAAGCCCTGAAGCGTCGCAGCAGCGACCAGATGCACAAGCTGTGGCAGGCGGCGATGAAGCACAACGCACTCACAGAGGAGGAGATCAAGAGACTGGCGGGGGAATGAACGCCCGTCCGACGCTTCAATTCAAGATGCGTTTGGCGGGCCACCTCGGGAAGACACTCGCCGAAATCGACCAGATGGATTCTCGGGAGTTCTCTCGGTGGCTGGCGTTCTCTAGGTGGTTCTCTCCGCTGGCCGACAGTTGGACACAAACCGGGATGCTGGCAAGCGCGATGCTTGCACCGTACTGCCCACGTGGCAAAGTGCCATCGGCAAGCGATTTCATCCCGATCGAAGACAAGGCACCGAAGCATCCGAACCAGATACGCGAAGTGCTCGAGCAGATGAAGCGAGACTTGGAAGGCTGAGATGGCAACCGTAGGACTAGGCTTTCAACTATCGGCGAATGCCACGCAGATGTCTGCGGGTATCAACGCTGGCGTCGTGGAGTTGCAGAAGCTTGGCTATGCCGCCAAGAGGACGCAGCAAGATGTTTCGACGCTGAAGACGATTGAGCTGTCTCGGGTCTTCATCTCTGCGATCCAGTCGGTGGCCGGCTCGTTCACGTCGTTTGTGGCTGGGGCCGCGTCTGCTGTGGCCAGCGTGGACGATCTCAGCAAGCGCACGGGCGTGTCTGCCCAGACTCTCCAGGCGTATCAGTTCGCAGCCGAGCAGTCTGGCGTGAGCGTCGAGACGTTCGGCAAGGGCATCCAGAAGCTTGGCATCAACCTCGGCGAAGCCCAGACGGGAAACAAGTCTGCAATCAAGTCTTTCGCGGACCTCGGGCTGTCGGTTCGTGATCTTGCCCAGCTTTCGCCAGAGCAGGCGTTTGAGAAGGTGGCGGCGGCAATCTCGCAGCTGCCTAACCCGGCGCAGCAGGCAGCGGCAGCCGTCAGCCTGTTCGGCAAGAGCGGCGCAGAGCTCGCGCCTCTATTTGCTGAGGGCGCTGGCTTTCTCGCCGAGATGCGAACGCAGGCTGAGGGGCTTGGCCTGGTGCTCGGCGACACGCAGGTGCAAAACCTCGCCCAGCTCGATGATTCCTTCGGCGTGCTGAGTGCCACCGTGCAGGCGTTTAAGCAGCGGGTGACGGCTGACCTTGCCCCGGCACTCACGGAAGCGTCGAGGTCTGCGGCCGAGTTCATCGCGTCGATTGACGTGCAGGCTGTGGCAAAGGCAGCCGAGGGTGCGATTGCCAGCCTGGCTGACGCAGGCCGGGTGCTCGGTGAATCGTTCCTCATCATCTACAAGGCCGCAGCCCCGCTGGCCAGCGCTGTGCTGCCGATTGTGGCTGACACGCTGTCAGTTATTGGCAAGAACATCCAGGGGGCTGCCGTTGGTTCGATTGCTGCGGCAACGGCTTTTGGTGCATACAGCCTTTCTTGCGTATCTGCGACGGCTGCCACGGCGGCATTGTCTGCAGCCGTCACCACGCTGCTTTCCCGCACTGGCGTGGGCTTGCTGGTCGTGGTGCTGGGCGCAGTGGCTGGCACCTACATCAACATGGCCACAGCGGCAGACGAGGCTTCAGACACGAGCACCGCAGCGGCTGACAGAATAACCAAGGCGATTGCCGACACGAAGACGCAGATTGAGGCTGCTACAGGCGCGGCAAAAAACTTTGGTGTTCAAGCCGAAGCAGCGTTCAAGCTGCCTGCCG